GAATGACTGCGTTTCTGTTGCCAATCGCATCTTTGAAACTAGAATATATAACTGGTTTATTTCACAGGAGGCAACTGATAGCCAGATGTATTCCGAGGGTGTCAACGACAAAAATCAGTTTATTCAGGGCAATCAACTGAACATGGAAAAGATTCTGGAGAAGTTTATCCTCCACTTCAACGACATTTACGGCAGTCAGCCGGATAAGTTTAAGGAAGAGGACGGCAGAAAGCTGTTTTTGCTGTATCTGCGGCCGATTATCAACGGCACGGGCAATTACTACATTGAGGCACAAACTCGTGACCAGAAGCGAACAGATGTCATTGTGGACTATCTGGGAAAACAGTATATTGTAGAACTGAAAATCTGGCGTGGCGAGGAATATAACACTGAGGGTGAAAAGCAGATTGCTGAGTATCTGGATTACTATCATCTTGATAAGGGGTATCTGTTGAGTTTTAACTTCAACAAGAACAAGCAGCCTGGGATGAAAACGATTCGAGTGAATGGCAAAACGGTGATCGAGGCTGTGGTGTGAAATAAATTATGATGTAATAAAATAAGCACGAGGATCAGGGGAAAAATCTTCTCCTTGCTTTTTATAAAAGTACTAAATTTTATATGAAATGACTACAGACTCTGAAATCAAATTAATAGCATTTTATTCAATGAAAACTATTGAAATTTCTTTCTAGCTGTGGCATAATAAAAAATGTATAACATAATTGAACTTGGAAATAAAATTCAATAAATCTATTTCTAAATTGCAATAAAATGACGACCAATGTCCAAAGATCACTTCATGTAATGCGATAACATTTTAATTAGAAATAATATAGCTTTTAAAATTCAATTGAAATATTGAGAGGAATGATGTGAAATGGCTACTTTAAGTAAAGATATGTATATTAAATTAATATCTAATACTGTTAATTCTTATACATCTTCATTAAAAAATGAAATTGCAAAGGAATTGATAGCCAAAGAAAAGGTTACTCTTTATGATTCGCATGCGAATAATGGATTTAAATACCCTATTTTGGTTGAAAATAGACTTGAAGCTATTGATATAACTTCAAAAGACGAAGATTTTTTATGGTTTTATGAAAACTGGGAATTTAAAAAAAGTTATAAATATTCAGTTCCATTGACTTTTGAATTTAGTGATAATGACACTTTTGAAAATATTATTTCATTGCTCACTTCTAATGGAAAAATAATATTATTTGATGAACAGAATGGTTTTAATACACCGAGTGAGATTTCTTGTGACATTAATGATTGTATTCCATATTTTAAAAAGGATGGAGATTATATCTTATTTAAATTCATAATGAAAGAAGTGATATATGATGATTCTTTTACTCCCATTGATGTTAAATATTCAATTATTATTTCAGTCAATTTACATAGGAATTTTTTGGAGATCAGATTTGATGGTGGAAGATTTGAGTATAAATCCCAAAATGAATATATAACGCCAAAAATCAAATACTGTATTAAATGGTTAAAGGATGTACTTGGATTTACTTTATATAATGTAGATGCAAAAAATGCTATAGAAGTAATAAAAAATGATTCGTCAAAAATAGCAGTGGTTCATAAACAAATGATGGAACTAAAGTCAGGAGGAGCGGCAGAATTGACAGCTTCTGTTGACAGAAATTATACTCTTCCATTTATAGGCGATTTTAGACAACTTATTAGTGACAATTCTGAGTTGTTTAACAGTGCTCCGAAAATTAAGAATTTGATTGAAGAATTTCTCAACAATCAAGAAGAAACAGCATATTATCCATATATATATGTAAGATGGTTAGATGATACTAAAGCCAAACAAATCAATGTCAAAATTGTTTTTAATTACTATGACATGAAATACATACAGATGCATAATATGCAATCTTCTTCGAGATTAACAAAGGAGCGAATGGAATATGCAATTGAATATCTTTTTGAAAGTGGCTCCTTTTCTAAAGGAGAAAGAATATAAGAGTGAAGATGTATTGAATTTTTTGGAAAAAAATTACAAATCAGGAGATTGGATTTATCCAGGCATCGTTGGGAGAAAAACTAATAATGATATAAAGAATGTTTATGCGGTATTAGAAGAGTGCTGTAAACAAAAAATAATCGAAAGATATTTTGATATATATTGTCCAATCTGTTGCAGATTAATTGGAGAAAGATATGTTTCATTTATTTCTATTCCAAATGATCTATTTTGTCCTAATTGTGATAATGAAATTAAAGAGTGCTATAAAAAGGCAATAATCATTTATAAGGTACTATGAGTATGGCGGATAAAGAAAAGATTGATATTTTTTTACAAAAAGCGGGAGAAATGGGAATAACTTTAGACGAGTTAATAGAGTATAGATTAGCTAAAGACCATTCATTTTTATCAATGTCGTCAAAAATTAAATTGGAATATGATAGATTTTTTGATAAGTTGCTAGAGGAATATAAAACAACAAAAGAAAAGGGAGATGTCTTAGAAAGCCTTGCGAGCTGTTTGATGTTTTCTGAAGAAAATGTTTTTAATTTAAAAAGAAATGTCCGAACATCTTCTAATGAAATTGATCTACTTGTCACTTTGTCAAACAAGGGCAAGATGGTTGTTCCTAAATTATATGGCTTTTTAGGAGAAAAATTCTTGTGTGAATGCAAAAATTATGGAGGGGCTCTTGGCGTAACCTATGTAGGTAAATTTTATTCACTATTGAAAGTCTCAAATTCAAAAGTAGGAATATTGTTTACAATTAAAGGCGTGACAGGAACAAGTAACTGGAAAGATAGTAAAGCATTTATACATAAGGTTGCTTTAAAGGAAGATATAGCCATTCTTGTATTCGAGCTTAATGATTATAGAAGAATTAAAGAAGATAATGTATTATTTCTGGATTTAGTTGAAGAAAAATATCAATCACTAATGACCGATATTAGTTACGATCAGTATATATCATCTCATGAAGCAGAAGAAAGACTTTTCAATTAGTTTGATTGCAATGAAACAGCTGAAATAAATTTATGTATGGTTAGCGAAAATTTTGACCCCAAAACTGACCCCAATATAGCGTACGCAGTGCGTAAGCTGACGAATGGCAAAATAAAAAAATAACGCAATATCGCCATTATTGTACGATTTGCGTATGCCTGAAATGTATCAAAAATATGAAATAAATCTCTCATAACCCGAAGGTCGTCAGTTCAAATCTGGCTCCCGCAACCATTCATATGTACGCCTACTTCAAGGTCACAATCGCCGTTGGAGTGGGCGTATACTTTTACCATCGCCTTGCACACCTGCTTGGTGTCGGTATCCAGACGCTCCATGGCATTCCGAAACAGCTGTACCAGCTTTTCCACGCTGACGGGGTTCTTTTCCCTGCCACGCCGGATGATATCCTCCAGCTCTGATTTCCGCACACGCAGGCGCAGCATCTCCTCTTGCAGCTCCGGATAGTCGATGCCTTTGAGGATTGCTTTTGTGCCGTTTTCCAGCTGGAAGATGATATCCGCCAGCTCTTTCCGCTCTTCTTTTAGGTCGGCTGTTGCACCATTGATCTGACTGGCGATCTGCTGTGCCATCTGTTCATAGTCCAGATTGGCGAGGTACTGCCGCAGATTCTGCACCACAAACACTTCCAGCTCCTCTGCGTTGATGTTCTGAGAGTGGCACGTGTGATTCCGGTATTTGTTCCCGCAGCAGTAGTACCGTGTGGAATAGCCTCTGCTATTTGTTGAGGTATGCCCCACATAGCTGGCACCGCACTCCGTGCACTCGATCAGACCGGAGAGCAGGTAGCTCCGCTTCGCCTTATTGCACGCTCGATGTTTCTTGTCATCCATACGCATCTGCACTGCCTCCCATGTATCTTTATCAATAATCGCCGGAATGCTGTCCTCGATACGGACGGCATTTTCGTTTGGCAGATTGCCGGCATACTTGCCCATGATCTTGTGATGATATTTGCACCAGCTGTACACGCCGATATACCGTTCATTCCGGAGCAGGTAGTACAGACTGTTTTTCCCCATGACCTTGCCACGCCGTCCACGGACTTCGCCAATGGCGCTGAGGATTTCGCCGTAGCTCTTGCCGGCAGCGTACATCCGGTAGATTTTCCGGACGATCTTTGCTTCTGCCGGATTGATGACATATCTGCCGTCTGCAATGTCATAGCCGTAGTTTGGGGTACCGCCGAGAAACTGACCGGTCTTTGCCTTGGTGGCGATGCTGTCCATGGATTTCTGCCGGCTGGTGAGGACGTGATGCTGTCCCAGTCCTACGGTAATCAGTTCCGTCAGATAGTCCGCAGGGTTGAGGATATCGCCGATGTGATCTTCCACGGAAATGACCTGTACGCCCAGGACTGCCATTTGCTTCCGGAAACCGAACCAGTCGGAAACATCACGGCTGCCACGGCTGATGTCATAGATTACGACAGCGTCAAATTTCCGCAGCGCAGGAGAAGATCGAGCAGCAGCTTGAGAGGTTGAACTAATGGCGGTTTTGCAAATTCATGTCATCCGGGCAACGGGTGGACGAAACCAATTAAACGACCGCATCAAGTATATAATGAACCCGGAAAAAACAGCGTGTAAAGGTTTTCACAGTTTCTTCGGAATTAAGGACACGCTGACTTCCGGTTTCACTTGCGCGTGCGATGAAGCCTATCAGCAGATGATGGAAACCAAGCAGCACGAAAAGAAAACGGATAAAGTCCTCGGCTATCATTACATTCAGTCGTTCAAGCCGGGTGAAG